ATTACAATGCAACCACTATCTGTAGCGTGCAGTCTTTTTGGCGATCTTCTTAGGTTGCTTACTAAACTGCTTGCCTTTCTTGGTATCAGTGCGCTTCTTAGCACTGGTCTTGGCGTACTCTTTCTTGCTCAGAGCCTCTCTAGCCTTCTTAGGTAAGTACCGTTCGCCAGTGGCTTTTTTACCTTGGGTGCTGTTCTTACCGGATTTAGTGCCCCATTTCTCTTTAGTCCACTTAGAAAGAGACTTCTGAGCTTTGGTTTTACCTCCTCGATAGCCGCCACCAGCTTTTTTATAGCGTTGTGTCGCGAGCTGCGCTTTCCGAGCGCTCCACTGCCCAGCTTTACCGCCTTTCGAGCTCGCTTTTACATCGGCAACAATGCGTTTCCACAGCTTTTCGTTGGTTCGGGCCATCAGATCACCATTTAACTTTGTTAGCCCAATAGGCCGCGCTCATTTTGCCTTTCGAAATGTTGCGACGGTGCCTAGCTTTGAAGCTAGCTCGCTTCTTCTTCATCCGTTCGGACTCACCGGCCTTTGGTTTCCCCGCAGTTTTAGCTCCTTGCTCTCCAAAGCGTATGGTTTTGATCTTGTCTCCCTCTTTAGCCACAACAATGTGTGACTTTTTAGGGTGACTGGGCGTCCTTTTAGGTTTGTTGTAGCCCGAGACTCCAGCTCGGGCTAATCGTGGGTCTTTTTTCGCGGCCATTTGTTACCTCACTATAAGATATCGCCTCGTAGACGTTTCAAAGTTGCTTCAGGTAGGGCGTCAAACTCCTCTTCGGTCATAGTTGAGAGATCAAGAGCTTTCTCACCGTGAGTTGAGGAGCTTTCGCCTGGGAGTTCTGGCGGTTGGGCGTCAGCGGCTTTCAATTTCTTACTGACTTGTGCTCGTTTTTTAGCCAATTCGTCAGTTTTCTGCGCCTTTCCAGCTAGACTTGGCACACTTTCTTGCGCTTGGTCTAAGTCGTGGTCTTTCACAACGTATTTGACAGCTTTTGATAGCGCATCTACTGCTTCGTAGCCCTTCATGATGAAAGCGTCACGTAACTCAACGACTTCGTTAGTCATATCTTCATTAAAATCATCTGAATTACGGTCAAAAACAGGGTACGCATCTTCCATAGCACTAGCGGCCTGTTGTAATGCAGTCATCTGGCGGTCTTGATTCACCGTCTGACTCATTTCTTGGCGCATTTCGTACTCTAACTGCTCGCGTTCGGCCTTTCGGATCTCTCTGCGGAGAGCAACTGCTTTCTCCGTTTCGCCATCAAGTACCATATTTTGGTATTCGACTTCTTTCGCATCGAAATCGTAAGATTCGGGCGCTTCTTCTGCTTTTTCATTTGCTGCATTTATCTCATCAAGTTGCTTTTGTAATGCTTTTTGCTTTGCTAACACCTCATCGAGGCGAGCTTTTGGAACCATCGGCTTCTTAGCGGGCTTTTCCTTCGCTACTGGCTCCTCTTCGGCCTCTACTTCTGCGTCGTCCTGTTCAGTTCCCTCTTCGGGCTGTTCGACGCTTTCATCTTCGGCCACAGTTTCTTCGGATTCTTCGGCAACGGGTTCTTCCGTCTCGTCCTCTGCCACAACTTCTTCCTCTTCAGCAACTTTTTCTGGCTCCTCTTCAGGTGTTTCGAAACTCAAATCCAGCTGAGGGCCATCATCTTCTTCGGGCTTATCAGCCCCAGGCATTACGTCAAACTCAATTGGCTTATCTTCTGCTACTTCATCTTTTTGCTTACTCATTTAAGAACTCCTGTTAGTCCTGTTGGTGTTTTGAAACGCCGCCGTGGCCAACTTAGTCGCAGCGGAGGTTTGCGTTGCGTTTTCGCGCTGAGTATTCGTGGCAGAAGCCAGCTCGCGACGTAGTTGCAACTGTTCTTGGTTGATTTGAATCTTGGTTTGCAGCTCAGCCATGCGGATTTGCGGATCAATGTCAGCTTTATCCTGTGCCTTGGCGATGTTCATTGCGGCTTCGGACTGGAGCTTCTTAACTTCAGCTTCCAACTTCATAATTTCTAGCTGGATCTGTTGTTGCTGAATCGCCTGCTGTTGCTCCATTGCTGCCATTTGTTCTTCGGTCGGTGGCTCTTGACCTGTCATCTGGCGTATACGTTTCGCTAGCTGACCTTTCTTAGCTAAATGGCTGTATTCAATGATTGCGTCGTCAGGTACTACGACGCCTGCTTGTCGTAATGCGATGGCTTCTGCGAACTGAACTTCATCGAAGCTGTCTCTTGCTGGCGCAGTTGCAACGATCACATCGTATTCACCAATAGTCAGGTCATTAATGATTTGGCCTTCTGGAGTCTCTTCGTTAACCACCATTGGCTCGCGAGGCTTCAGCGGGTCTTCCTCATTAGTCACTTGGATGACGCGCTGTTCTGTATAAAAAGTCTGTATGAGATTTAGTACAGATTCTGCGAGGTACTGCCGTGCCTTACGAAGATTATCGAGCGGTACTTGGATCATTACCGCGCCGCGGTTCTGCTTAGCTTGGATCGCGACACCAGATACTTCTGCGCTATCAGAGCCCAACATGCTGTCGTTAACACCAGATATAGTTTTGATGTTTAACGCTGCTTTCTGAGCGATACGGTCTAGCCCAGTAGGTATCGTATTGGGTTGGATTTTATTTGGTGGTGTAGTGCCTCGAGCATATTCAAGAACCAGACCAGTCTCAGCGCCATGCTCCTCGAGGTCGTCGGCAGTCATACCTACCAATGAACCGCTCTCTACCATCCAACCGCTATTAGCTGTGGTATTAACTATATGCAGCTCTTGGCTTGCAATCTTGTTCAACTGCTCCTGTGGTGAAAGGAGGTTACGAACAACACCAAATGGTCGGCCTCTGCGGAAGTAGCAGAAGAAAGGGATAATTGTGAACTGGTTATATGGCGACCAGTCGTCATGCAACACAACTTGGTCGCAAGTAACAGTCCAACGAATCTTGCGAATAACCTTACTAATCAAAGTCAGGTTGTACTGCTTTGCGAACTTTTTGTTCTTGTTTTCTGTCCACTCGTCGGGTGCTTGGCGTTGGTCACCTGTATCGGGGTCGACGAAGAAAAACGCGCGGCTCAGCTTCTTGTGCTGGCGCTCCACGACGCGCAGTGCTTTTACATTGCGATACTCTTCGTCCCCAGGGACTCCCGCTCCGAAATAATCGTCGTTTGTTTCCGTATCTCCGAAGCGAGTCTCTTGGTACTCAACAGAATCTGGGCCAAAGCTCATCCCATTCTCAGCTACAAATAGTAGGCGGTCCGCACACTTCTTCCCGTACAACTCCTCGATCTCATCGAGAGTCATCCACTTAGTTTCGAAAACTTCGTTCCAAGTCTTGGGGTCAGCATCTTTCGCGTCCGGATCGATAAGTATGTCCAGCGGATCTTTAGCCGTGATTCGAATCTCACCTTCTACGTGATCGCTAAAGTCCATACGAACATCGAAGTACCCACGACCATCCATAATCAGACCGTCAGAGAAGACTTGTTGCTCAACCCAATCCAACTTGTTGTTGTCGGAAATTTGCATATACAACTTAGTCAGGGTGTGGGCTACGTCCTCGTCGCCGCCTCTTCGCGGTTTGAACTGTATGTCTGCTCTGCGGGTTGCTTGCTCACCAAGGATGCTATTAATAGTAGGAAGAATGGTATTGATGGTCAGGGCAGGGCGTCCTTCTTGTTCTAGTGCAGACTCATCATCTGGGTCCCACTGATCACCTTGATAGTACTCATCACATTTAAGTGCCATCTCTACATAATCTAAGTGCCCGTTGTCCCGTGCGCGCTCATATCGAGCCCACTGAGTACGAGTGATTTCTTCTTCCTTTGCAGGATCTACCTTCTTTGATTTTTTGTATGCCATCGTTATGCGCTCATAGCTGATTTAGTGCGTTCGCCTTTAAGTAAACCAGGGAGTCTGTCTCGCCAGCTTGGTATGTGTTCAACCTTCTCTACAAAGGTGCTGAACTCGGTCATCATCAAACCGATCCAAGCCAAGGCATCTACCTGATCGTCGTGTACGCCATTCGGGAAGCGCAATAACTCTGCTACCAAAGGGCCAGTAAATTCTTCATCTCTGGGCAGATAAACCATGCCCTGTTGCATCCGACC